TTTTAACCTTATTTTGCTGATTTACGTGGTAAATAGAATGTCTTCCAATAACCTTGTGAATCTTTTTCTTTCAATTCCAAATAGAAACTTTTATCAATACATTGTTTCAATGCATTTGCATAAGCCTCGTTGTAAGCTGGAATTGCTGACTCGTCAACAACTACCAATACTCGGAATTTAGTACCCGCATCGTCTGTAACCGTAATGAATTCATCCGAACCAAGTTCTTCTTTGGTACGCTTTAATTCAGCCGATAACTCTTCGCCTTTTAATTCAGCGTTGATGGTAATCGGTTCTTTATTAGCGTCAAGAACAAAAGCGAATGGAGTTTGAACAGTTGGTGCTGGAATTTTGTTGAATTCCAATAACAAGTTCATCTTTTTTCTGTAACCTTCTAAGTATTTCACCTGAGAAGTTCTCATGAATTCTTTCTTTTGAAGTTTCAAACCAAGTTCTTCTTCAACAACCATTACAATCATTCCATTTCCTTTTTGTGAAACTTCTGATTCAACGGAAACGATTTTTACGTTACCTGATTGATTCAATTGAACGGTTGATTTAGCCTCACCTGATTGACGTTTCGCCAATAATGCTTTTAAATTACTCATTTGTTTTAGTTTTTAATTGTTACGACATTGTAACAAAACAAAGGACAACAAAGCCCTAAAACTCTGTTGTCCAGTTGTGAGCATAATGAATCATGTATGCTACTCTCCCAATGCTATCTTTGTAAACCTAAAAACAAAGCAAAGGGCACAAAAGCACCCTTACTTGATTAGTAAATAGCAATATACCAATTCTTTGATTCATCCCAGTTTGATGTTTGCACGATATGGAATTTTATTTTCTTTGATTTGAATTCAAAGAATCCACTCATGCTTGAATCAAATGTGATTTCTCTTAGAAAATCCCAGATATACATTGGATATAAATCATACAATCTGTCTTTGTATTTCTTTTTAGGACATAAGAATGTATGTTTTCTTTCCATGTATTCTGTTAGCATATTGTCGTTGTTTCCTTCAAGTATTATGAAGGATTTCATGTTTTGAATTTTGAAGTAAAGTTTTTCTTTATCTTCTATCAATCCACGATGTAGATTAATCTTTAAATTTTTATGCATAACTATTTAGTTTTTAATTAATAAACAAAGGGCTGTAAAGCCCTTTGTTTATCATTACATCTGTAACTCCCAAGTACCGTCATACTTGCACTCATCACCAAAGCTGATATGACCTTGTAATTTACCATTGCCTTCCAATGATTGCTCATTGATTCCAATAGTTATACTCGGTCTGTTCAACTTCATCTTGTCTGCAAATGATAATGCTTTGTATCTAATGACAGCTTTTGCATTATCAATGCTTGTAACAAGATGTTTTTCGGTTACTTCTGCAACATTGTTGTTTGTTCCAAAGATTGTAACATTCAAGTTCCCGAATTGCTCAGGAACGATAACAGCGAATTGATTTTTCATAACATTTAGTTTTAGGTTAATAATCAAAGGACATTAAAGCCCTTTGAGTAATAGTTACGACAACTTTTCGATACATTCTTTAATCATTTGATGTCCTTTTACAGACTCTTCATAAGTTGAATATCTTTTTTGATATCCTTCTAAGTCTGGATCTCCGAACACCATTGTTTCGAACATACAATTATAAACACCAACAAATACTGTTGATATTATCGTTGTTCCAAAGTTATCTTTAGCAATTATATCATCACTGATGTTTTGCTTTAGATACTCATCATAACTAACCTTTACAGGTTGTTTATCTTTTAAAATGTAGTACATAGTATTTAGATTTAATTAATTAATACAAAGGGCTGTTAAGCCCTTATGTTTACAATTCAATTGTGATGTTTCTTAATATGGTTTCATAATTTTCTACGATTGAATCTATTCTTTTTTCAAAGTCTTCAATTGTATAAACATCATTAGTCAAATCATTGAATACAGGAAGGTTTACTTCTTTTACTGTATTAATAACATCTTGTTTGTTTTCAGTATTTAATCCACCGAAATATTCCAGTAAATTACCTAAAATGATTGTGTTTTCCATGTTGTAATAGTATTTAGTTTAAATTAGTTTAATTGATACAAAAGACAATAAAGCCCCTAAACATTATTGTATTTGTTTAGCCGACAACAAACGGCTATTAATTATTATCATTGAGAATCAATGATAATAATATATTTATCCGACAACAAACGACTAAGTTCACCTAAATACGTTTAGATTCTTGACTATCTCATTTATTTCCGCTAACTTTACAAAGTCTTAGGACAATATCACACATCTTTACATCGTATATAATATTCTCAATAGATAGTAAAGCACACATAATTATAATATTGATTAACGTAGATAAGGGATTACCTCACAAGTAATAGATTGATTATATTATAGTTAATTAGTTCTACATAATCGTCAAAAATGATTAGAATTTATCATTATTAGACGATATTTTTTCCAAAATGAAAAAATTTTTGATGAATTGATGCCTCCCTGTTTCCATTTTGATTTTATTATCGGGGTTTTTTAGTGATAACCTCCGTACCGGGGTATCACAAATATAATTTTCAGTACTATAGGGGGGGTGTTTGTACTGTAAAGTTTACGCAATGGGGGTTAGTTATGTAATTTTTGAATATGGAGAGGATAGAGATGTTTGAGCAAATGGTTAAGGAGTATTTGGATGTTGAGTCCAGGTTGCTTGATAAGGTATTTAGTGGATTATTGAGGAGGGGTGTAATGAGGGATGATATTGAGAAGATGAATGTAAGGAAGGTTTTTACGTTTGGTAGTATGAGTTATGGATTAGTTGTACGATTAGGTGAATCTGATGTTATGGTGGGGGTGGTAGAAAGGGAGATGAATGTTGAGGGGGGATATTATAAGGTAAAGTTTCAGATTAGTGATAGGGGTAGGGAGTTTATAGATCAGGGATATTTGATGTACGAGAATATGGATGAGGAGACGGCGCATGCGTTATTGAATAGTGAATTAAAGGATATGGAAGGTGGAGAGAGGATTTACCGGTATGAGGGAGATACAAAGTATTATGGATGGTTTTTAAGTTGGGTAAGTAATACGAGGATTATGGTAAGGATTGATGATGTAGATACGGAAGATAATGCTATTGGTTGGAAGAGGGGTGTTGTAGGTAAGGATTAATTATTATCTTTGGAATAGTTTTTTCTTTGTTTTAAAATCGAACAATGTTTTATGTTTTGCAAGAAGTCCAGGGGGTAGAAATATCTTCTGGATTTTTTGTTTTATAGAAAATTAGTTTTGGTTTTTAAGAATTAATGGATAGATGCAGAAATAACCTGTTAGGGCAAATACTGCTGTTGAGGAAATAGCGATAAAGATTATTAGATTTATTTTCATAATTATTTATTTATATGTTTGCCAACCTTCTTTTGGGATATAATTAACTGGACCGAATGATTGGTGGAAGTTTATAATTTGTATTTCTGTAACAGAGACTTTTTCGGAAATCTCTTTTCCAAATCTCTTTTTATACGCTTCGATTAGATTGCTGGGTATCGTTTGGATATCATCCCAGACAGTAATTGATTCTTTTTTAAAAATTGTTTTTAGTGTTTCGGGCTTTTTATTCGTTTTGTTTTCTTTGTAGTATGAAACTTGGAGATCACAAATAATAACTATTGGTTTCTGCATAGGATATGTTATTAAACACCGAACCCCCGTTACCGAGGGTTAGATGCGAGAGAAGCGTTAATCCATCGTGGGTAGCTTAAAAGAAAGCTGAGGATTTGCCGAAGTGTCAAAGGTATTATTTTTTTATATATATTTGCAATGAGAGTAAAATAAATTATGTCACAAAACAATTACACCGTAGAAATTTTTAGCGAGAATAAAGGCGCTAGATGCAATGATCGTTTATATTATCATTGTCAAAATACAGGTCATTGGAAAGCCGTTGTAGGTTATTCCATTCCTGAAGAGATTACCGCTATATGCAAAAAAATTATGGAGAATGAATTTCGCCATAAATTAGATGCAGAAGTGTTAGTCATAAATTTATTGAGAGAATTAAAAATTCCTCTTATGAATAATCACGTTTAATTTAAAATTAATATTATGTCACAAAAAAAAGTAAAAGCTCCGAAGGGATTAAAAACTGTAAAAGCTCCAAAGGGAGTTAAGAAACTTACACCAGTTAAAGGACCAAAGAAAATGAAATCTCCTTATTAATGATTTCGTATCGTATTATTAGAAAGTCAAAAAGTGAATCTTCTATTGAAAAACATAGAAGATTTTCTCGTATTATAAGACGTAAGCCTCATTATTATTTTTATTTAGGAACAAGAATGAGATTTCTTTTTTTTGATTTTCATGCAACACCAAAAAATAAAACTGGTTTAATAACTGATGAACAAGAACCATGTTTGGGACTTTAGTAGATATTGAGAATGATGGAAATGTATTCCTACTGGACAAGACAATTTCTCTTGCCCCTAAACTTTTTGCTGTCTATAAAGACAAGAACATGGGTTCACGAATGGTTCGTTGGATAGTAGCCGTTGAAGATTATAAATCTATATATCGTAAATTACCAACAGAGGAACGTGAAAAGCAAGCCTGTGAAAACTTATTAGATGGTGAAACAGGATATATGCGTAATCCAAAAGTTAATCTTGCACGTGAAGAATATCGTAAGTTACAATACGATCCATTGCTTGACCAGTATTGGGCAATGACTGATAAGATGAATGAGATTACAAAAATATTTCGAGGGATTAAAGTTGATGCAAAAAATTTAGACGAAGTAAACGATATGGCAATTAAAATGGAAAAAGCTGCTGAATCAAGAGAGAAATTAGAAAAACGAATTATTGCCAGTTTAGAAAAAGGTGTACAGATACATGGTAAAGAAGAGGAAGCATTATCATATCAAGAGGAAAAACTTAGAAAGAAAGAAAAAACAATGAAAGTCTGATACTAGCAGAAAAATATAGCCCGGCTGTTCATGATCCTCTTCGTTATTCTTTACGTAAGGGTTCTGCTGATTATATGAATTGGTGGAGTGAACAGTATGACCGATGTATAAATGGATATACTCCAAATGGAGGTACTAGAATGTCGGGAGCTTACTATTTTTATTTAAATTTTTGCAGCATTGATACTTTTGACCCAAAAACAAATCGTAAAAAAGTAGGTCATCCTTTTTATCGTGACCAAGATCACGAATATTATTGTGAAATTGAAGAAGCTGAAAAAGGAGCTTACGGTCTTATTGTTTTAAAAGCAAGACGTAAGGGTTTTTCTTTTAATAATGCTGGACTATTACTTCATGAATGGTCATTTTTTCCAAATAGTGTTTCTGCAGTAGCTTCCGAAAAAGAAGATTATGTAATGGACTTTCGTGCCAAGGTCATGAAAGCTTACAATAAAATAGATCCATACTTTAAATTAAAATCTTATTCAAAAGCAGAAGATGGTTCTTTAATATCTGGTTATAAAGAAAAAATTGAAGGTGAATGGGTTCCAAAAGGATTACAATCAGAAATGCACTTTCGTATAGCAAAAGATGAAAACTGTTTTCGTGGACTTTCATTAAAATGGATGTTTATTGAAGAGGGTGGTGAGGTTTCAAAACTTAAAAAAATTTACCTCAACTCTGAAGAATGTTTTCGTGAAGGTTCTAAACAGTTTGGTATTCCAATTATTGGTGGTACTTCAAATCAGATTTCCCATGAACATAGGGATTTTCAAGATATGCTTTATGATGCCAAAAAGTATAATTTAAAACCAATATTTATTCCAGCTTCAAAAGCTTATGTCGGATTCTTTGATATGAGTACAGGAAAGTCAGATGTTGCTGGTGCAACAAAAGATATTGAAAAACGTTTGGCTGAAAAAAAAGGTGATAAACTTGCGTACTATACTTTTAAACAAGAGATGCCACTTAGCATGGAAGATGCTTTTGTGTCACTTGGTAATACTCCATTTGATCTTGATAAAATTAATAATCAAAAAGCTTATATACTTACCGATACTTCTTCCCGAAAGGTTGTTCGTGGTCGATTAGAATGGCCCAGAACAAAAGAAGGTAAAAGTGTTGTTGGTGCTAAACCTGAATTTATTTTTGATGATAATGGATGTTTTGAACTTTTAGATCCACCACTTCCGTTGGATGGTTATCAATTTGCTCACGTAGCGGGTGTTGATAGTTACAATATAAATGATGAGTTTGAAGAAAAAGGTTCAAATGATAATAAATACCGTTCAAAAGGTTGTATGTATGTGTACCGTAGGTTCTTAGGTGTAAATACAGTTGGAAATATTCCTGTAGCAAAGTATTTGGACCGACCTGCTTCAAAAGATACATTTTGTGAAAATTGTTATAAACTAGCTGTTTACTTTGATACTCAAATACTTGTAGAAAATACAGATGATTATTTTTTAGGATGGTTTAATAAAAAAGAAGCGTTAAGATACTTAAAAGAACGACCATTATCTTCAGATGCTCCCTATGCAAAGCCAACAAATCGATATGGAGTTAATATGTCGGAATACCAAAAAAGTCTTTTAGTAGATTTAATTGCAGAATATGTGCGAGATTATTGCGATAATATTTTTTTTGTGTCACTTTTGCATGAATTAGCTAAATTTGGGACAAAGAATACGGATGAAGCAATGGCTTTTGGATTATGTTTGATGCACGATATGGACATGATTAAGCTTATTGCTAAGCCTGTAAAAGAAGAAAAAGAAGAATCATTATTTGGTTTCCATAGGGATAAAGATTCAGGTAAAATTACTTATGTGGGAATGAATAAATCTGGCTCTAAGCCACCAACATTAAATTATAACTTATGATTTTTCCTAGACAGTCAATACCAGAGAATAAAAAAGATGAACAATTTCATCGTGATTGTATTCTTGCAACCATAAATTATCATCATGATTATGGTGTTTTTAGAAATGAAAATATTAAAGACCATGAAAATTACCAATTAGTAGATGGTATTTTTGACCATAAGCAATTTCAATATATGACCGACACTTATGGAATTACTGCTCCTGCACGATTAGTTAATTGGCCGGTAATTGCTCCACGATTAGAATTACTTGCTGGAGAATTACTTTCACAAGGTTTAGAGTGGACAGTAAATGTTACTAATAGAAATGCTATTGCAAGAAAGAATGAAAAAAAGATTGGTGTCGCTGTAGAAACATTGCTTCGTCCTATACGAAGAGAGATGGAAGAACTACTTGGTGTGCCAATGGAAGATGAAGATGTTGGAGAAGAAATTCCAAAAGATATTGAAGAATTTTCCAATATGAAATTTAGAGATGCTGTTGAGGTAAATGTTAATGTAGGATTAAAATTTTTAGTTCAAAAATATAGTCTTGACCATATTTTTAAAAGAGGTTTTTATGACCTTTCTATTTGCTCAAAAGAATTTTATAAAGTTTATATAAAAAATGGTGATCCTTATGTTGAAAGGATTGACCCTAGAAATATGATTTGGGATAAAGATTCTGAATCAGAATTTATTCAAAATGCTTCACTTGCTGGACATAGAAGATACTATGCAATTAATGAAATTCTTGATAGATTTAAATTAGACAAGAAACAGGTTGAATGGCTTGAAGATTTATCAACACGTGACCGTTCATATTTTGACGATTTAGGATTCGGTTTTGATTTTTATCGTTTTGATGATGGTGGTGTATTATCTGTTTGCGTTACTGAACTTCAATGGCGTTCAATTAAAATGATGAAGTATAAGGTTTCTAAAAATCCTTATGACGAAGAAACTCCATTTTATAAAATGATGGAAGATGATTATGAAGGTAAAAAAGGTGAAGATATTCGTGAGTATGGCTGTTCAGATGTTAGACAAGGTATTCTTATTGGTCATGAATTATTACTTAATTGGGGTAGAAAACCAAATCAATTTCGTCCAGAAGAAAACTATCAACATACAACTTTAGATTATTACGGATGTATTAAAAATAATTTTACAAGTGTTACATTATCGCCAGTTGATGCATTAAAAAATGTTCAATTGATGACAAACATTGTTTGGTATCATATTGAAAAGGCTTTAGCTGCTTCGGGTGGTAAGTCGGTTGTTTATGATGTAAGTCAAAAGCCTGAGAAGATTCCTTTAGAAGATGTTTTTTATCATGCCAAGAACTCAGGACTTATCCTTATTAATAGTAAACAAGAAGGTAATAAGTATGGAGGAAATGGTTTTAACCAATTTCAATCTGTAGATTTTACTTTATCAAATAGTGTTCAACAGTTAATGAACCTTCTTGCATTATTAAATGATACAGCAGATAGAATGACAGGTATTAGTGCTGCACGATCAGGAATAAATAAGTCTGGAGATTTGGTTGGTGTAAATGAAAGAAATGTAATGCAATCTACATTAATTACTGCTCCTTTATATGAAATACATTATAAGGTTGTTGGTGATGTTTTACAAGCCTGTGCTAATATTATGCCTTTTTGTTGGGGTAATGAAGGTCGTATGGTTAATGTTTTTGGAGATACCGGCATGGAAACATTTCATATTGATAAATCAATTGCTAAAGATGAGTACGGTATTTTTGTAAAAAACAATGCAAAGGAACTTTCAGATAGAAAAACTATGGCTGCTTTAATTATGCAATATGCTAATTCAGGTGCTATTGATCCTTCAAGTGCTATTCGTTCTGTTCGTGCCAGTTCTGCTACTGAAATTGAAAATATTATTACAAATGGATTCAAACAAGTTCAAGCACAACAAACTCAAATTGAACAACAAAAGAATGAATTGATTAAACAATCAAATGAACTTACTGGTCAGGCTAATGAGTTGAAAAAGTACGATATAGATATGGATTCTAAAACCAAAATTGAAGTTGCTCATATTATGAGTGAAGGTAGGGCTATTAGTAATGACCAGTTAATGCGTGGAGCAAAAGAAACTACGGATATGAAAAATCGTACAAAGATTGAAGAAACAAATTTAAAGATTCAGTCTGAGCGTGAAAAGATGATGGACAGTAAAAACAAACCAGCACCCGATAAAAAAGCCCCTACAAAAAGTACTTCAAAGAAATAATTATATATATTTGTATTAAAGAAAAAGAAAAGTTATGGCAAATGAAAATGAAATGAACATTGAATTAGCAAAAAAGTTTGCTGAAGAAGATGTAGATATTGAAAATAATATCGATGCAAATAATGGTAGTGAAGTTAATAATAAAGGTGAAGAAATTAATTCTAAAACCGATAATAGAGAAACTGAAAATACCGATAATGATGGTTCTTTGACATGGAGTGATTTTAGTGATTCAGCCGATGAAGATGAAAAAGGGTTTGATGAAAATAAAAGATCCAATAATAATGATGAAACTAATGAACAAAAAACTGTTCGATTAGAAGTTGAGCAAAACGATAATTCTGATAATAAAAATTCAAATAACCAAAAGCCAGTTATTTCAAAAGAAATTTATACTGAACTTGGAGTTGAAGAAAATGAACCAATCGAAAAAACTGTTGAGGCTATTAAAAAGTTAAAACAAGAGAATGAGGAACTTCGTATGAAGACTACTCCTTCTAAATTTGACGAACAGATTTTAAAATTAAATGAAGTTCTTAAATTAAAAGATGATGCTTTGATGATTAAGGATTTAGTCCTTAATGGTATGAATGAAGAAGATGCTGAAATTGCTGTTGAAAAAATGGAAAACAGTGGTGTTCTTGTTATCGAAGCTAGAAAATTGCGTAATGGAATCAACGGATACGTTGGTGAACTAGAAAATAAAAAAAAGGAAGAGTACAAAGAATCGAGTTCAATGAACGATAAAGATTTAATGTATTCTAAAGAGAAACTAAAAAGTCATTTAGAAAATACTCAAACGATGTTTGATATTAAAGTGGCTAAAAATGATTCTGACCTTAAAAAATTTCAAGGTTCACATTATGAATACATCACAAGTGGTAAATTTCTGAGAGAGATTACTGCAAACGAATCAGAGTTAGCTGAAATAGCTTTCATCTATCGTAATAAAAATGTGATAAAGCAAATATTAAAAAGTCGTGGAGAAAACTCTGCTACTGCCAAACTTTTGAATACTCTAAAAAATGCAGAAATGCCAGGAGTAAACAAAGTAAATGTTTCAACAAGCAAAGGTGCTTTTGATCCAAGAAGGTTTGTAGGAGAAGATTAAAAGATTGTATTTTAGGTAGCCGATTAAATTAAAATGTTTAATCAAAAACCAAATTAAAATGCGTACATACAAAGGTTCTTATGGTAATGAAACCATGGAAAGTAATGCTCTAGTGACGAATCTCTTGAAATTTCCTGAGATCGAGCGTAAATTAACTCGTCAATTTCCACAATACTCTGTTGCCTATTTTACCGAAGGAACAGGTCGTTTTGCAAAAGAAAAATTAATCGGTGATGTAAAATTCTCATGGCCAATATTAGGTCGTACAAATCGTCCATCGACTTGTACTGGAACTTCTTCTGGTGATGGTTCAGCACATGCTTCAGCAACTGTTGAATTTGAAGAGAATTATTTCAATCCAAATGACGTAATCAGATTTGCTGATGGTAACCAAGGTGTTATTATCGGATTACCTGTAGCTTCTGCGGGAGGATATACCTATACTTACAAACTTCAAGATTCATCAATTATTGGAACTTCAGCTGTTGCAGCTGCAGCTCTTTTAGCTGGTGTTACTGTTGGTAAAATTGGTACTGCATTTACTGAGTCTTCTGAAAAAGGATACGAAAACCACGTTTATCCAGACTGGTATACAAATTACATTGGTATCAATCGTAAGGCTAGAAGTATTTCTGGTTCTGCATTGACTGATGTAACTTGGATTGAAAATGCTGGAAGCCGTTTATGGTATTTCACTGATCAAATGATTGCTGAAGATGATTTCCGTTACGAAAAAGAATTAGATGCTTGGTATTCAATTTCTACAATGGATTCTAATGGTAATCCAACAATGTTCGATACTAATGGTCGTCCAATCATTAAAGGTGATGGTTTACTTCGTCAGATTGACTCTGCAAATATTGATACATATAATGGTATATTAACTGAACAACGTATTCAAGATTTCTTGATGCAATTGTTTTTAAATACTGGTAAAAAAGGTCAACATTGGTTAGTATACACTGGTTCTGGTGGACGTGTAGCTTTTGCTAATGCTATGAAAGCATTTGTTATGACTAACGGAAATATGATTTACAATGCTGCTGTTGGTAAGGAAATGAATATTGGTGTAAACTTTACTTCATACAATGCTTTTGGTGTTAGTATGACATTGGTTGATGCTCCAATCTTTGATGATCCAAACATACACGGAAACAATATTGATGCAAATTCAGGTTTACCAAAGGAATCTTTCCGTATGGTATTTATGAACTTTGATATGGTTGGTGGTGAATCAAACATCGAGCGTCTTGTTAAAGGTGCTGAAGGAATGTCAAGAGGATATATCTGTAAGTATATTGCAGGTATGGTAAATCCATTTGACCAAAAAACAATGATGTCTGCCAATTCAAGTGACTCATTTAAATGTGAGTATTTGACTGAAGGTGGTTACATCATCAGAAACCCATTGTCTTGCGGTATGCTTGTAATGGCTTAAAAGTAAATTGAATATAAACTAAAAAAGAAAAAGAAAAGTTATGGAGAAAGAAAGAGTAATTAGTCAGGCATTAAAAGATTTATTGCCGACTAAAGTTTATCAGGAATTAATAATGCTTCCGGAAACTGGTCAGGCGGAAATCCGCCTGGTCAATCCGAAGCGTGTGGGAACAATTGTAGTTAGAGATTATACCGATCATGATGGTATTTATCGTCAATTTTATGATGAACATGGTAATCCAAAAACAACAAGATATAATAAGAAAAAGATATTGAGTTTTTCAAAAATCAATGACTGCTTAGAATATCTTCATGTAAAAGATCATATAGTTTATTGTAAATCTAACACTCCTGTTTTTCTTCCTGTAAATATTCATGCTCAAGCAATTGAAGATGTTGAGAAAATGGACTTAGAAGGAAAAGTTAGAGGGATTATTAGTGAACTAAAAGGTCAAAAGCTTTTTATGTTTGCTCGATTACTTGCTATTCCAGTAAACGTTGCTTCTAGCGAAGCCATTATCAAGAAATTGGTATATGATGCTGTTCGTAAGAATCCAGCTAAAGTATTGGAAGAGTATGAATCTCCTGATAAAGTTTATAAAGAAGTTTTCTTTATGGCAAAGGAAAGTAAGATTATTCGTGAAGCGCAAGGATTATGGTTTTTTAATAATGAACGAATTGGTATTAACCAAGAACAAGCTATTAATTGGCTTAAAATAAATTCAGATTTAATACCATCAATTAATACGCAACTCGGTATTAAAAATACTCAAGGAATCGTGCCAGTACCAGTAGCGGTAGCTCCGCAACCTGTATCTTCATTAGTTGTAAATCCTGATGAAGAGACTGAAAGATTAGAATATGTTAAACTTGCAGAAGAGGCTGTTACCGAGGGAAACCTTGAAGTAGCAATCGAAATGTATGGTCATTCATTGAAAATTAAATCAGTTCCGGCATTCCATAAAAAGGTTAAGGATATGAAGTTAAAACTAGAGGCTAATAAAAAAGAACTTGCTAAAACTGAAGAGTAATGACTATAATTCAAATGCATACCGCCTGTGATGAGTTAATGGATAAGCCAGGTAATCCTTGGTTTAATTCAACTCAAAAAGATTTTTATTTGAATGAGGCTATTGTCGAATTCACTAAAGAAAGGTATGCTCAATTTGAACTTAATGAAAAAAGACGTGAAGACCTTGTTTCATTGGTTCGTAAAAAGTCTTTTACTGTTCCTATAATTACATTGAATAATATCAATGTTCCTAGTTTTATGTACATTCTTGCTTTGTCTGCAAGTTATACTGATATATGCGATAACCAAAGGTCGGCGCCTGTAAAACCCATGAAATGGGATGATTATAACGAAAGCCAACGGGATCCATTTAATGTTCCGGATAATGAAAATCCTATTTATTTAACAAATAATAATGGAACAGTTGATATTATAGATATAAAAGGAATAACAAATTTTGTTAGTGCTGATTTAGTTTATCTTAAATTACCGGTAACGGTTTTAAATGATGAAACAAATCCAACTAATAATGTAAATTGTGATTTACCTTTAGCTACTCATAATGAGATTGTAAATATCGCTGTTCGTAAAATGTTAGGTACTGTCAAGGATCCAAATTATCAAGTTCAAATGAACGAAATTAAAACTGCTAACACATAATTTTCAAAATCAAAAAAATAAAAAATTCTTATGGGAGTTAATATTGGACCAAATCGCAGAGCGATTCTTGCCCAAGGGCACACACCAGCTTTAGCTAGTGGAAAAGTTGATTTATCACCTTCATTTGTAGTTTCTTCAGATTCTCTTTTGGGTGCTGTTTCACATGTTTATGCGGCGGGTACTGCCCGTGTAATTGAAGTAACTTTTGCGGGAACATACGCTGCTGGCGATGTTGTAAAAGTAACTATTGTTGATAATAGTGAAAGCCGTCAAATTTGGAGAAAACAATATCAGTATACTGTTGTTGCTGGCGATAATGTAACTTCAATTGCTAATGCTGTTGAAGCATTAATTAATGCTGATACATTAGCACCTTATACTGCTTCAAATTCTTCTGGTGTTCTTATTATTACTGCTAACCAAACTTTAAAAAACAGTATGGTTGGTTATGTATATGCTGATTCTACTGCAGGAACTATTGCTTATGCAGTAGATGTTGCTGGAACAGTTTCTTCAGGAACTCCAGCTCAAGCAATTGTAGATGGTATTAGTGCTGACTTAATTACTAACTCAACATTCGATGTTGTAGTAATTCAATACAACCCAAGTGCTGACCAAAATTTTACCGATGGAACGGTTGATGGTAAAAGTATGGAACTTGTTTGGTATGGTGATGCTGGAGAAGGTAATGACTTAGCTACATTAATTAACGGACTTTAATTAAAACTTTTTATTTAAAATATGTAACTGGTCGGGAGAAATCCCGACCTTTATTTTTATATTTGCTTACTTGCTAATTTTTAATTTATGGAAAGTCTTAATAGTTTTATTTATAATATCCGTAATAGTCCAAAGGCAGGGCAAGGTAATTCGGATGATAACAAATTAAATCCTCGACAGATTGAATTTTGGATTCGGTATTATCGTGCTTCTATTCTAAAAGAAATGATGTTGAAGAATTTATCAATTGATGCAATCTTTCAACAAGACTTAGGAGTTGTTCCACTTACTGAAGTGGATATGACTGATCAAAATTGTAGCGAATTATTAAAATGGGGATGCAATATTAAAAAAGTAAAAATTCCTGTTCCTGTTATGGGTAGTGGTAATAGTCCTGCTCTTTGGGTTGGTTTTATAAATAAACAAAATCCAATTATTGTAAGTAAGGCTAATCATGTTTTTTTTCGTGAAAAAACACATTTTGGTAAAAACGTTAATCGTTCATTTCTTATTGGTAATACATTGTATGTAATGTTTAAAAATGAATTTAAAAAAACAAAATATATTAATGTTCGTTTAATTGCAGAGCAACCAAAAGATGCTTATAATTATTCAACTGAAGGATGTACCCCTACATGTTTTAATCCAATGACTGACGCTTATCCATTGTCACTTGATGTTTATCAAAAAATTGTAGATAAAATTTTCCCAAGAGAATTAACTATTATTCAATCTTCAAAAACTGACGAAATAAACGATGGCCGGGAAGATACCTAGACAATTTAAGATGAAAGACATCTATGATTATTGTCGAGCAAATAAAATGCTTACGACACAAGATGGTTATGTTTTAAGTCAAGATGAATTTTCAAAGATTATTCATTATTATTATTTAAATGGAATGAAATATTCTATTGAAAATAATGAACCAGTTCGGTTATTTGCAAAAAACTTTTGCTTACCCGTAAAAACATTGTGTACTCATTATTTACCTATTGGTATTGATATGAGTAAATACGATTATAGATTTACTTTTTTATTCCTTTCATGCTCTAAAAAGTTTCGAAACTTTAAATTTAAAACTGCTCCAAGAATTAAAAAATTAATTATGAAGCAAGTTGAATTAGGTAAAGAATATTTAGATATTACAATGGATGGAAATCAACAATACGCACCTCAACAAAAATAATTTATGAGTTTAAATTCACAACAACATGTAAGTATTTATTCGGCTATCGATGCTGCAATGACTTTACTTCAATTAGAAAATCCAAATGAGGTATTGGAAGATTTTGCTCGTTGGGCTTATGAAGCTGAAACAAAAATTGGATCTAGTGATACATATAAAAGATTTGAGTGTGAACTAGAGGTTGAAGATTATCAAGCTTGTGTTCCAGATAATTTTATTTATTTAAATGCATTAAAGATTGGCGAAACATATTTGGATGTAACCAAACGTGATTTTAGAATGTTTAATAAAGCTAAAAGTTCTCCAGTTGTTACCACTCCTGAAAGATATCTTTCCGGTAATAAGATTGTATGTAATCCTGGACAGGCTGGCTCTATTGCCTACGTTTTTTCAGGAGTGTTTTTAGTTGGAGATTTAATTATTCTAACTATTACAAATAATGATTGTGGTAATTTAGTTACAAATAGCTTTCAGCATTTAGTTGTTGGTGGTGAAACAACTCCTGATATTTTAACAGACTTTGCAGCACAAGTAAATGCAATATTACTTCCATATTCAGCTATTGCTGATACAATGGTTTCACGATTAATAATTACAGGTCGTGATGCTACAGTTAATTTTAATTTACTTAGTTCAACAACTTCTATTACTGGAACGATTTCTAATTTAGTTATTCAAAGAAGAGTTGCTCCAAGAGAAGGTGATGATTGTGATACGTGTGATGATACACCATCTATTGTTCCAGCTAAAGGTTCAAATAATCTTGCTAATCGTTCTGCCGTTAATTTAAATAATCAAGCTACAGGTAAACTAAATGTTTTTGGTGGTAGTAATGCTGTTTATTCAATAATAAATAATAAAATTTTTTTTAATACTATTGAGAATGGTAAAGTAGGTATTTCTTATATGGGAATTTATTTAGATGAAGATGGATGGCCAATGGTTAAGAATAATCATATTAAAGCTGTTTCAACATATTTAATTTATATGTATAAGTATAGAGATTTTATTTCAGGAAAAACTCCACAGTATGTCATTGTTCAACTTGACCGTGATTGGACTTGGGAATGTGGACAAGCTCGTGGTAATGATGAAATGCCAGATGCTAATGAATATAAATATCTTGCTAACCAACACATGCAATTACTTCCATTACCAAATAAAAATAATTTCTAATGGCTGAAACAAAAAACTTATTTACTGGCGGTATGCAGATGGACTTGGATAAAATGTTCCAAGCTAAAGATTCTGCACGTATTTCTTATAACGGACGTATAATTACAAATGTTGATAAAACTTATTCTTGGGAAAATCAATATGGTAATGTTGTAGGTTTTACTATTAATCCTGATAATGGAAATGATACTGACCGTTATCTTCCTATTGGTTGGGTTGCTGAAGCCAATTTTGTTATTTTATTTTTAAAATCAAATGTAGGTACCAATTCAGAAATAGGAATGGTTTCATTGGATAAATTTGGTTATGGTATTTATCGTACATTATTTAATGATGTAAATGATGTAAATAATGAATTATTAGAATTTGATACTACTAATGGTATTAAAGCAAAAATAGTTTGGGAAACAGAAAATGCTATTCGTTGTTATTGGTGTGATGGTGTTGCTACTGATAGTAATGAATTGCGATCAATTACACTTTCTTATGATTCATCTATTGGTCCAAGAACAGATGTAAATGCTTATACTTTAGAAAGTGCTTCTGTACATAGTATGAACGTAAATGCTAATTTTCGAATGGGATTAGTTAAGTATGTTCAAAAAATAAATGGCGGTTTACTTTCTGGTGTTTATCAGTATTCTTATAGACTTGGTTTAAATGTAGGATATGTAACTCCATTTGTTCCTCTAACAAAATTTATTTTTATTACTTCTGACCAACAAAATAATACTGATTGGAATCTTTATGAAATGGAAGGTTCTGGTTTAGCTACAAATAAAGGTAATAGAATTCAAGTAAAAGGAATAGATCAAAGATATGATTATATAGAAGTTGCTTATTTGTTTTCAGAAACAAACTCTACTCCTACTGAAGCAAAGGTTTTTTTAAAAACACAAATTACTAGTGATAATATGGAATTTGACCATTCAGGTAATGTTGGAACTCCTTTTATTTATCAAGAGTTTAAAGAATTATTTATTACTTTAAAAGCAAAAACAATAGAAATTAAAGACCAAGTATTATATGCTGGAAATGTTGCTGAAACAAATTTATTTCTTGATCCTGAATTAATTTTTCAAAATCTTGTTATTGAACCTTATTTTAAACAAATGCGTTCAGATGACAGAGTTCCTACAGATTATCCTTTACATACACAGGAAGGAAGTATTACTTCTCCACCAGTAACAAATCAATCAACAAGAACAGGAACAACTACTAAAAATCTTTATGATGGACAAACGGAAACGTATATCATAAATGATGATTATGTAAATTATAAAGGTACACAAGTAGTAAACCTTTATGGTGGAAATTTTCGTGGAGAAACATATCGATTATGTATTATTGCATTTGATTTAAAAGGATTCCCTACTTCTGCTTATCATCTTTGTGATTTTTCTTTTCCAGAACAATATCAAGATGATTATTCTTGGATTAGAATACGTGAAGATAATAGTACAGTTTCTTTTTCGGGAACCGCTTCTAATAGAGCGTGGCCAACAAATAGTTATGGTGATGTTGATTATACTGGTGAAGATACAGTATTAGATGGCGATGATGAATTAGATAATGAAGCATCATTTATTCGTTTATTAGGATTAAAAGTATCAGGAATTGACCTTTCTGCTTATCAATCAAAAATAAGTGGATTTATGTTTGCTGTTTGTGAAAGAGATAAAACTATTTTAGTTCAAGGATTAGTTTATCCTACTCATCGTGATGGTTCTGATTCACGTCCATTTGCTTCTTATCATCAACGTTGGCAAATATCAGGTTCTGATTTTTATGATGTAAACTGTTTTATTGGAAGAGCTGGTGCGCATGGTGATAGATTTTATTCTCGACCTAATTTATTTAATCTGTACGCTCCAGACTGTGATTTTGATTCAAGTCGTATTCCTAAACTTCAAACATCAGATAGATTAAGAATTGTTGGCAGTGCTTGGCAAGGTGATAGTCCAGATTATTCTGTTTATTTTACTGATACAGATCCTGGAGTTGGTCAACAATCTTTACAAAAACTTTATCGTACAAAAAATACATATCTTGATGTTGCTGATTATGCAAATGGATATCCAGCTTATGGTGACCAAACAGACATGTCAAATATTTTTGTTGTAGGAATAAATGGAGAAGTTTCTAATTATTCTCCAGGATTAAATATTAAAAATAGTATTGAGATTTTTGATCATTATAAATATGCAGCTGGAACAGATAATCTTTATGGTGCCGGTAAATGGAATACATTGTTTATTCAAACAGGAAATTGGGGAGCAAGTCCAAATGGACATATGTTTAATTTTGCTGATGATGGTGCTGGAAATACTTCTACATGTGCTTATCAAATTGTAAACTATGTTAGAGATAATTCAAATCCTTATGGTGGACAAAATATTACAGCATTAGTAAATTCTATTTTTTATAATGTAGGTCATTTTATTCCTGTTAATAATCCATCTTTTTCCGATCCGGCTGGATATGTTTATGATAATTGTGAGTTTTGGGGTGGTGATTGCTATTTAGATTATATTGGATTTATGCGAATTTATCCTGAGTATTCAAAAGAAGATGAAATTGATAATAATGATGTTTCGTATGGTGTTGTTTTTCCTTTAGAATCTGAATTTATTCATTCATTGCGACAGGCTGCAACATCTGGTGATCCAATTTATACACATGCTGGAGCAAGACCTAAACGTGAATGGAATGGATCAAGTGTTCCTAATTGGCCTGATGGCTTATTTCATTATTCAGGTAATTCAGAACTCATTGAAGAGTTTAACTTAAATTCTGTATTACTTTATAAAGATGTTGTTTGGCTTTTAGGGGCTTTAGATCCATCTTATGTTTTATCAGATAAATATCCTGCACGATGGAGATATACATTACCAAAAATTTATGGAGATACAACTGATGTTTTTAGAAGATTTCAAGTAAATGATTTTAGAGATGTTGAAGGTGTGTATGGACATATTATGGGTTCCGCTTCTTTGTTTAATCAAATTTATTCACTTCAAGAAAGTGCTGTTGGAAGACTTCGTGCTTCTGATAGAGCAATGATTGAAGGTGCAGTAGCTGGAACATTAAGTACAGGTGTTGGAGATAGATTAGATGGTATTGATTATATTACTACTGATTATGGTTGTCAGCATCAATGGAGTATTATTTCTAGTTCAAAAGCTTTTTATTGGATTGATGTAAATCTTAAATCATTTTTTAGATTTGCTCAGGATGGGATTTTAGATATTAGTAAAGAAAAAAAGTTAAATGATTTTTCTCAATATATTTTACCTCAATTTCAAGGTATTGATAGTCCATATGAAGGCAACGGAATATTAGGATATATTGATTATGATAATGGTGAAGTTGGATGGTCATTTTCTGCTGACCTTACTTTTATAGAAAATCAAGAATTTACTCTTACAAATAATCTTTCTGATTCAAATAGTCTTTATAGGCATCATGTTCTTTGGAATGGTCAATGTATTATGCTTACTGTAGATACTCCTATTACTCCTGGTAATGGAATGTATTTACCAGAGGGAAATACTATTTATGGTTATTTAGATTTGTTTCAGTTTTATATAAAATTTATTGCTGATGAAGATTTAGAAGTTTATACAATGAATTCATTAGGTGTAGTTACATTAATTGGAACATTAACTTCTACTGGTTACTATCGTTTTTTTAGAAATAAAATAGATGAACCTTGGCAAATGGCTTCGGTTATTCGTTTAGAAGGTCATTCTATTTTTATGGGTATAACTTATAATGAAGAAGGAAATTTTGTATCTTCTATTCAACCGGTAAGACCATCGTTTTTCTTTTGGCATAAAAATGCTTTATATGCTACTTCATTTTATGATGTAACTAATAACGATATGTTTTATATGAATCACGGTGATGTTGGTAATTTTTGGAATGGTGAACTTTATCGTGCTTTTGTTAATCCAGTTATTAATGAAGCAGGTGATGTTTCAAAAGTTTTCGATGTAATGCGATTAAATTGCAATAAAAATACTGATATAATAATGGGTAAAGTAGAAATGTATACTGAAAATCAGGGTTATTATATTACATATTTTGGTGACACTAGAAAACAGTATCGTGAAGGAATTGCTTGGATGCCTTACCGTACAAAAACACAAACTGATCGTATGGTTGGTAAAAGTATGGAGGTTTCATTAAGTATTAGTAACTTGCAAAACATTAAAGCAACAATCAGTTCATTAACAAGTGAGTTTAGAATTTCAAACAAAAAATAAATTTTTATGGCTTTATTTGAAGATAATCAACAATTAAGTAAGCAACAGAGATA